TCTTTCCCGTACCAGGAATACCTAGTAATAATATTCCCTTTGGCCACGGCAACCCATATTCTCGTGCCCTATCTGAAAATACTTCTTTCCTTTTAACTAACCAACTTTTTAAGGATTCAAAACCTCCAATATTATTAATATCTTCCTTAACAGTAATGAGCTCAATCGCATCACTTTTACGAATCTCTTGTTCCTTCTGATTCTGAATTATTTCTGGGTCTAAGGTACCAGACATTGATAGCGACAATGCTACAGCGTTCTCAGTAGCTATGGTATCTAACCCCATAGCCGCCATGGCTGCGCGCTCTATTAGTTCCTCCTCTTTCTTCTTTGATTTTGGGAAATTAATTAAATCTTTCTTATAAATATATACAACATCTCTTATCTGCTTAACTAAATCCTTTTTATCCGGTAGAGGACAATCACAATAAGTTATCACTGAACTCAATTCAGGGGGCACTTCTAGATAAGGCCCAGCGAATATCATGGTGGAGAATTTCGATTTTGCAACATATGCTGTGTCATATATCTGCTGAACAACCACTGGGTCTTTAATATGGTACCTCATATTATAGAATATACCAACAACTGGAAGAGGGCTCTCTGCTATATATTTGAGCGATCTTATTAAATCTTTTGGGCCCTCCGCCACTTTAATGTTCCAAGAACCAGCGGAGTATTTTATCATTCCAGTTGTGCTTTTCCATATCATGAGTTCGGTGTCGTTTCTTCCAAGCTCCTCCAACGAGGAAACAATATTATCTCTAGCTACATTCTCTTCTGCGGTGCAATAATATATGCACGGATGCCCAGCTTGTAAGTAATGCTTAATAGTTGGATTACTGTTCATATTCTTTTCTCAGTGGTTCTACTACATCGTCTGCATATTTTATCCCAGACTCTTGATCGAATGCTAACAAATAACCCATGTGGCAAATCACATATGAGTCGGCAATATCCGAACTGTTGAACTCCATTCCATATCGCTTGAAACACTTTAGAAGAATCTCATCTTTATGAGAATTTCCTTTTCCTGTTATGAACTTTTTGACCTTCGTTGGTGTAATTATAGTATATTCTAGCCCAAAGTTTGCTAATGCGCTGTATTTTATCGCGCCTCCCAATTCTGCTAGAGTCGTTACAGACGACGATCTCCCAAACGACCCAAAGGCATACCCTTCGATAAATAAATATCTTTTATCTATAAAATAGATTGCTTCTTTTGGTGGTTTATTATACGATCCAGGCACTATGTATGTAGGCTCAGATATAATCTCTGTTATCTTATTCACAATATCGTATATCTTTCTAGAAGAGGAAGAAGACATGCGATTAGGTCTTATAAGATGTGTTGCGTGCCCTATAATGCTCTTATTTTTATTTACATAAAAAATCGTTAATCCTGTGCTAAAAGAAGGGTCTATCCCAATACATATATCACATAATTGCTCACCATTCATTATTTAATCCTTTCGCATGTCTTAGCTACTGGGCACGATCTAGCTACTATAGACTGAAATCTGGATGCCACACATTGATCTAATGGAGCAGGTATTTTGTCATAATCTATCCCATTTTTGAATGCTTCTAGTTTGTTCTTTATTTCTGCCATTATTGTTTTATCTCTCTTTACTACAAACGTCCTTATTGGAAAATTACGCATTTCGTAACCTTTAGAGATATACATTATATATCCTACATCTTTGTCTATAGTTACTCCCAGATTAAACGAATCGTGAAAACATGCAAGAAAATAAGCGTGTAATTGCCATATGTGATCCATTATTGGAGCTTGTAATTGGTTGAAGTCTTTTGAATTTATAGACTTAAACTCCATTATCCTGAAATTACCCTTCGGCCTCTCAACAAACATATCTGGGTGACCTTTTAGATAGAAAGGGGTGATCATTGATACTTCATATTCATGGTACACAAAGGCATTATGAGATGCCCCACAATTAGAGCAATTTTCTTGAGGAGGAGGCCCGAATATTGTTTTTCTTCCACAAGACTGACATCTCCATATACCTCTCCTATTGTATCCTAATATTCCTGGAGTATTCTGTATCCAATAATGGAATGAATTTCCTATCTCAAATATTATTCTTAATGAAGTAGTTATGTGTTCATTAAAATCTATATTGTATTTGTGGCATAGAACGTTTTGTCTTATACAACATTTGTATAAGGAAGAAGCTCGTGGATATAGAGTATGACTACTGCTCTTATCGCGATAAGATAGCGCTGTAAAAAGTTTAGACACCTCTTCAGGATTATTCTCTTTCTCAACTTCAGATAGAGAATTAACATCATAATCCGATGTTTGTAAGATTAGTTTCCTCATTAAAAAACATCCCATGCATATTCCAATGTAAGACTACAATTTCGATCGAAGGATATAATAATGTGAATTTTTTTAATTTCTTCTTCGCTCCAAAAGCCCACAAACCCTTAACTTCTATAAACAAATCATGGTCTGGTAAATAAAAGTCCGGTGTATATGATCCTTTTCCAACCTCGAATGTATATCCCTCATATTCGAACGTTATAGAATTATCGGATAAATAATTTGCAACATTGTATTCAAACAGCGACCTGAATGATATGCCATGACGTTTGCTCCATATACTTCCCACACTTAAGTTTCCTCGCAAAAGGCATACTCCCTCTAGACTGCCTTTTGGTTCATGATTTAATATAAACTGCAATAAACACTTCTCACTACAAAAGTATGGAGGGTGAAACATATATTTCCTATCATGGGATTTTTTCTGTATTCGCCCTCCGCATACATCACAAATAATCATAACTCCCCTTTAGCAAGATTTCAGAATATCCATTTTAGCCTTTGCAATCACCTCGTATGACAATGACAAATATTCTTGATCGTTTTGACGGAGAAAGAAGACTAATCCCCTTTCTCCGTATATGTTCCCCTTATATTTTAACTTTCGTTTATCTTTCTCCATAACCTCCGTAATAATACCGGATTCAAAAGCATATTTGACTAAGGCTGCCTGGTCGATTACTTTCCCCTTAGTAAGTCCCAGGGTTTGATTATTCTCTGTGGCCCTGATAAATTCTCCCGAGTCCATCAATCTCAGGTTTTTGTATTTCTCTAGGGATACAAAGTGTCTTTGAGCCATATACCTATCGTGCTCTTTATCTTTATATCTATCTTCAGTTGATCTCTTCGCTATCCTAAGAGTCAATGCACTCTCATGCTTTATTTGATGTCCTCCTGGAGACGTTTCAGGGTTGCCAAACATAACTCCAATATTAGTTCTAATTTGGTTTATGAAAACAACTAAACATGGATGGCCTCGCCTCCCTTCTATTATTAATCTTTGTCTAAGTTTACGAGCAATGCGAGAAACCAGTCTAGCTTGAGTAGCTACAACAGCTCCATCCAGAGACGTGTCCATCTCGTCTCCTGGAGTAAGAGCACCTATCGAATCTAGTACCACTAGCCCGCAATCATCTGCTCTCAGAGCATAATCGAGGATTTCTCCAAACATATTTCCACTTTCTGCTCTTTCTACCCAATAGTCTTCGCTATCATTTCCTATGGCTTCGGCCCAAGCTCTGTTGAAGGTGCCTTCTACGTCTGCCCATACAGATTTCATTTTATACGATGGCAGAGAACACTCGCACTCTTCCAATAGTCGGAAACACCTCCAACAGATTCTTGGAGCCATTCTCATAGCAGATAATGCTAGAGAAGTTTTGCCTCCGTGTTCTGGTCCTCTGATAACGGAGAACTGGTTGATAGGGAACCCCCCGCCTGTTATATAATCAACAACAAAGATTCCGGAAGGCAGTCGAGGAGGATCAATAAACATTTCTCCCCCCTTGTACGCGCAAGGGCCGTATTTTTTATTGAGCAGTTCAACTACTCTATCCAGATTGTTTATTTCCTCCTTGACGTTCTTGGCCATTAGATCATTTCCTTTTTGGCCTTCGAAATCTCGCTGGAAAGTAAGTTCTCCACATATTCTCTGGTTTGGTAATACACGTCTTCTATTTCTTCCTTATAGCATGGGACAGATACCCTAATCTCCATACGCAGGAAGTTGTGATCTCCTACATTCATGGTTGTTCCGTAGGATACAGTTATATTTGCAGTGTCTGTTACAAACGGCCTTATCTCTATCTTTTCTTCGTTTCCTACAGTGCTACCTAATATAGTTTTACTTACTACTACAGTCCCGTGAGATTTCCTCAATTTGTCATTAGACGTTTGTGTCTGTGCGGATACCATCTACACTACCTCTCATTCCAACTACATTGATACGATCTAAAATCTTTTCAATCTTTCGTGAAGAAAATGCTCTCACTAAGGCATATTTAGACCTACTCCTTCGAACCCATACCTTCGTAGAAGGGCCAGGAATGATTCCTGCACTCATCATCCTGTCCAATTCATACCCACTCAATCCAGTCTCATTAATGAGTTTTTTGATGGTATAGAGTCTGGTATGATATACATAGTATGACTCCTGCAGGAATCCAAGCTTTCTATCAGTTTTGTTAGGTTTACCTACATAGACGGGTTCTGCGATATAATATCCCTTGTACTTTACGATACGTTTTTTTAATACATACATAGAAACGGTGGAATCAAGACGGCCACTTCGTTCCTTCTCGTAAAGGCGTTCCACCCCATATGCCAGATCATAATCTTTAATACTGTACTTGAGCATTAAATCAATGTTCTACCTTTTTTAGGCGATTCGTCTGAATCGAGTGGAGTTTCGTTATCAACATGATCTTGCGATCCAAATACTGCATTTATCCCAAGGATTGCATATAGCTCTTTTGGTGAGAGAGGCTCCAATATTTCTTCGTAGTTGAATGGTTCTAGCCATTTTTTAGGGTCGGTCTCTGTAGGAGGAGCTAATTTCATCAATGCTTTTGGATCGACCCTCTCTCCATTATTAAGAATTCTCCAGAATTCTCCAACATTGTAGGACTTAGCATCCATCCCTCTTTGTACTTCGAATTGAAGATATTTCAGACCGCCGTGCTCTTGGTTAAGCTTAAGAATATGTTCTCTCACCTTTCCTTTGAAAGGAACATACTGTTTCCTATCCTTATAAACTCTACCTTCTCTAGTCACGAATTCTCCATGATTTATGAGACTTACCATAGTAACCGCATATACGCGCTTGTTAGCTTGACAGAGCGGGCAATCTAGGATATTTCCGTCGGAATCTCTCGACCCTTGAATACATACATACGTCTCAGACCTATTCCCTCTTTCTACTACATGCTCGTTATAACTGAAATATGGGTCTTCTATGAAGGTAATCTTTGTAATCTCAGAAGGCTTTAATGAAAATCTAAGCATGAACTTCATTCTATTAGCTTTCCCTCTTTCTTCTACTGCCTCTGCTACTCTCATACCTTCTTCGCCTTGTTTCAACCATCCAACAATACTCATGTTCCTGTTCTCCTGTTCTTTTGTTTGTTCTCACCACTCCGATTATTATGATAACATTGTATCATACTTTATCAGAAATGTCAACTTGTTTTTGTCGTATCTCCATAAATTTGTCATTGACCTCTTCTTCAAAAGGTTTAGATGGGCCAAACTTAATTCTATAACGCTCTTTAATCTGAGGTCTCATCTTGTTCGGTTTATATAGATATACTGTAAATGTCCCAAATTTATCTAACCTTATATCGTGCCCTTCGTATATAAATAATTTGAGCAGGTCTATGAATATATCCACAATCTCTTTAGAATAAGTCAAGGGGAGTTCCGCCTCCCTAGCCAACGCTACTGCTAATTCATTTTTCCCTATCATCGTAAACTCCTACTAATATATAACTTTCCTTTTATCTATCGCATACCAGAAACTATTTGTATCTGAAATTTCTCCAACATCCTTTGCTTTCACCGACGACCAATTGATGTACGATACTGTATTCTTTTTAATAAGTTTCTTGATCAATTTTATAGCTCCTTGTTTACCAGAATCGTCTGAATCCAATCCTATTAGGTACGACCCTCCTATAAGAGAACTAATTTGCGTTTCGGTTATAGATGACCCAAACGGAGCGATACAATTCTTAAATCCAAATGTATAAGCCTTCATTGCGTCAAAGCATCCTTCTACAATTAATACAGGTTCTTTCCAATTAATTATGTCCATACCAAACCATGCTCCAGCTTCGGATACAGTAGGTAAATGCACAATACTCTCTATCCCAAGATATTCAGAGGTTACATACAATGCTTTTTGACTGCCAAGAACTGTTCTAGCCTGCAATATCAATATGTTTCCATTTATATCAGTCATAGGAAATATCATAGTTGAATCTGGTCTGAATACCCTTATCTTATAAGCCCTTAT